AAATCCCTTCTCCTATAACGTTAACGACATCCGAAGGCGAAATGTTAGTGACCTCATTCATAACTTTTATAGTAATTACACCAAATTAAGTGTAAAATATAGACGATGGCAAAAGTTAAACGTGCAGGAGACTTCGAGTCTCTTGAAGTAACGGACGGTAAGGTCAAAATTCATCAAAGAGAACCTATTAAGCCAAAAGATAATTTTTATATAGATGAACTTCCTTGGACAGAAAAACAAAAACGGTTTATAGAGTTATCTCTTGATAAAAGCTCGAGACTAATATTATGTAAAGGCCCAGCCGGAAGTTCTAAGACTTTAACTGCGGTTTATTCTGCGCTGCAATTATTGAACAACTCTAAAGTATCAGATGTTATTTATATGCGTTCCGCTGTAGAAAGCTCGGATTCTCGTTTAGGTTTTCTTCCCGGAGACGCAGATGAAAAACTTCACTACTACAACTTGCCGTTCATGGATAAGTTAGATGAATTGTTAAGTGAAGAAACTGTAAAAAAACTACAGAAAGAAAAAAGAGTATCTATTCATCCTGTAAACTTTGCTAGAGGTATGAGTTGGAACAGCAAAGCCATACTTCTCGACGAAGCTCAAAACAGTTCCTTTCGAGAGATAGTCACAGTTCTCACGAGAATAGGGAAATACTCACGTTGTTTTATTATGGCAGACCCAATGCAGACTGATTTAAAAAATGGCAACAGAGGGGGTTTTGAGAGGCTCTACGATGCTTTCGATGACGATGAGAGTAGATCTATGGGTATTCATACTTTCGAGTTTGACGAAAGTGACATTGTTAGATCCGAACTTACGAAGTTTATAGTAACAAAAGTTAATCAGATCCCTCTTTAGCCCAACCTGCTTTTTTAATAATCTTAGCTAACCTAGGAGCGAACTTCCTTACGTTTTTTTCTGGGATGTCCCAAAAGAAGGCGTGAGTAACTTCTTCTATTAAAACACTAAGAGTTCTGTTTTCTCTAAGAGTTGGATCTATTAGTATCTTTGGATCTTTTACTTGTGGATTACAGCAGAGGCCATCAGCATTGTAGCTACGATGAGGTTTTCGCCACTTAATTTCATATTCCACACCTTCGCAGTTGGAAAACTTTATATTTTCCATACTAAAACTTACACTTTTTTTTGTATATTTTTAAAAAAGTTATAAAATATATAGTGTAAATAACTTTATGAAGATTTATTGTAGTAGTTGTGGCGCCGGGACTTCGTATTCTATGCAGAAACCTAAGTTCTGTAGTAGTTGCGGGAAACCTTACATAGCTTCTACTGCGAAAACTAAACCCGTTAGAAAAGTAATCGAGCAAACAATAGAAGAAGATTACGATGACGAAGATAATTTTCAAGTAGGTATAGACTCATTAGAGTTTGACTTTAAATCTTTTAATTCAAACGTACACAGATTGGGAGATATTGTGGGTAGTGCGACAGAGGGAGATGCAGGAGAATCTAGAGAAAGAGATGCAAGTTATACAAAAACAAATATTGAGAAGGACTTTCTGAATGATGCTGGGAGCATAAAGAAGTTCTAGCATGCCAAGAAAAAAGAAGCTAAAGTTCGAAGACTGCATAGAAAAAATAGATCTCGAAATAAACAAGAGAAGAAGTCGTTGGAACTTAACGGCTTTATCTTGGATGGATTTTGATGATGTTTCTCAAATTATCAGAATACATATTTTTAAAAAATGGCACCTATATGACCAATCCAAGTCTCTTGCGCCTTGGATAAATACTCTGATTTCAAATCAGATTAAAAACTTAATAAGAAACAATTATGGAAATTATTGCAGACCATGCTTAAAGTGCGCGGCAGCAGAGTCAGATTCTTTATGTTATATCTACGGAACTCAATGTTCTTCATGCCCGTTATTTGCGCAATGGGAAAAAACTAAAAAAGCAGCTTACCTAACTAAGTTGCCAACGCCCCTAGAATCAGTCCAACAAGAAACAGAAAAACTTGAGCTTCAAGAGTTTGACTTTGAGACTGTTCTAAAAAGGCTAAACATTAAACTTAAAAAGGTCTTAAAATCAAATGAGTGGACAGTTTATGAAAACTTATATTTGAAAAATAAGACTGAACAAGAGGTAGCTAAAATTTTAGGATATAAAACCTCAGAGAAAAATCGCAGCCCGGGCTATAAGCAAATAAAAAACATTAAAAAATCTATTATCGAAAAAGCTAAAGAAATTATTTTTGAGGATGTAAACATATGAAAAAGAAAGAGGAAATTATTTTAACCAAAGAGCAACAAGCTCAGATAGACGACTTGTATGATAACGGAGGCGTTACTGCTATTAAAGAGTTAGTTGCTTTAGTCTTTCCTAATATAGATGAAAAATATAGAGACGGAAGAAGTGTTTATGGCAAGGCTATAAAAACCTACCTAGCTTCTAGAGGTAAAAAAACTGTCGCCACCTCAGATAAAAAAGAAGCTTACGAGCTATCTCAAGAAGAAAGAGACTTCTTGTATAATAACTGTACTACAATGAAAGTTTCTGACATGTGCGAAACTTTGTATGGAGAGAAAATAAACCCTTCTGAAATGAGATTTAGAGCATGTAGCGCATTTGTAAAAACTATTGATGATAAAGTAGTTCTGTCAGAGGTGGTAAGAGAAGTATCTCCTAGCGACTATTTGCCGCCAAAAAACGAAACCAAAGCTATCGCCAGAATTAATAAGTATGTGCACGAAGGGATAGATAAAAACAATTTAAAAGCTTCTGATAAAAAAAATATTTCTAAACTTATTGCTTATATGCATACTTATAGATTTTTACATCAAATATCAAACTATGCATCTCAAGATAATAGAGAACTTTTCGAGAGTAGTTTTGTAAGGTATACTAATGATAAGCCAGACTTGACACAAGAAGAAGTAGATCAGTATATTGTTCTGTCCGCAGAGGTGGTGATAGCTTCAAATATTCAAGTTAGAGTAGAAAGACTTCAAGAGCTTCTAGATCAAGCTGCCGAAGAAACTGAAGGTAAAAGAATGGCCATGAGTTTAGTTGAGTCTATTAACACAGCGCAAACAGAATATAATCAGTGTGTCAACAGGCAAACAAAGCTTCTGAATGAGCTGAAAGAAAAAAGAAGCCAAAGACTTAGTAAGCAGATTAAAGAAAACGCATCCATACTTAACTTAGTAGAAATGTGGAAAGACGAAGAGTCTCGCCATAAGATGATTAAACTGGCCGAAATCAGAAAGAAAGCTTTGGAGGAAGAAGTCGAAAGACTTTCTACCATGGACGAAATTAAATGTAGGATTATGGGCTTAACAGAAGAGGAGGTCTTGAATGGTTAAGTGCGAGGAATGCGGCAAAGAGTTTCCATCTGAGAGAAGTCTTCACGCTCATTTAAAAAGCCATAAGCTAAAAATAAAAGATTATTACTATAAGTATTTTCCGCGTAGAGACAAGTATAATAACGAGCTAATAAAGTTTGTTAATAAAGAGAGTTATTTTGCTACTGATTTTAATAATAAAAATAATTTAAAAAAATGGATGTCTCACGTAGAACCTCCTGTAGCAAAAGAATATTTTAAGAATTTTCTCATAGGCAGAAAAGAGAAAAAAGATTTAGAGTTTGCGCCTTGTCAAGTAGAGCTTAGGTCTTTAATGAGTCCGTCTGTAGCTTACTATCAAAAAGTTTTTGGTGACTACAATAAAATTTGCGAAGAAGTAGGGCTTTCTACGAAATACAAAACAATATCAGAACCTTTAGGTTACTATCCAGAAAAATATAAAAATGAAAAAATTTATATAGATACAAGAGAGCAGCAGCCTTTAGATATCATAGGGATCAATACAGAAGTGAAAGGTTTAAAGTATGGAGACTATGCTTTAAGCAATAAAGAGCTAGCTTGTAATTGTTACATAGAAAGAAAGTCCATACAAGATTTAATAGGTACTCTAAGTGGAGGATACGAAAGGTTCTGCAATGAAATAGAAAGGGCCGAATCAGAAAATGCTAATCTTATAGTTTTAATCGAGAACGATTATAATTCAAGCTTAATGTTTCACAAGATGAAGAGGACTTACAAGAAAAATGTAAGGACTAATCCTCAGCACATATTTCATAATATCAGAACTTTGATACAAGAGTATCCAAACGTTCAATTTTTATTTGTTAAAGACAGAATAGAATCAGAAAGAGTTATGAAAAGAATATTTTTTAGCAACTGCGAGTACAAAGATGTAGACTTACAATATGCTTACGATTTGAAATTGTTATGAGAGGTAAAATTGAGCTAACTTATGAGCAAGCTTTGATTCTTTTATTCTTAATTATTCTTATAGCTTATTTAGACTAAGATGTGGTACGTACATGAAAAATATAAAAGAGAAGTAACAGACACAAATCTGGAGCTTTTGGATTTAAAAGGTGAACTAGATTCTAAACAAGCTAAGATATCTCTTGCTAAATTTTTAAGAGCGAACTTAGGTTTTACTGTAGAGTTAATCTCAGGAATAAAACTTGCGCCGTTTCAAGAAGTTACTCTCAAAGGTTTCTTTAATAGGAACTTTAATATGTGTGTCTGGGGGCGCGGATGCGGTAAGACTTTTATCGCATCCGTGTACTGTTTTTTACAATGTATATTTGAGCCAAATACAAAGATACTAATCGCAGGTCCAACTTTTCGTACCGCTAGATTTATATTTCAAAACCTTGAAAAGATAGTAGAGACTAGGGGCGCAGAACTGTTGGCTCAAGCTTTTGGAGCGAAGTCTAAACGTAACGACCAGTTCGAGTGGAGAATAAACGGCGGAAGTATCACAGCGATTCCTTTGAGCGGCGAAAAGATTCGTGGTTTTCGTGCTAACATTCTTGTGCTCGACGAGTACTTACTGCTGCCTGAAGAAACTATTAAGACTGTCCTTATGCCGTTTTTGGTTGCGCCGCAAGATATGGCTGAAAGAATTAGAGTTAGAGAGATAGAAGATGGTTTAATCAAAA